CAAACACAGTTAAAGCCACAGGCGTAGCGAGATACTAAAATGAAACTCATATGCGAGATTAACGAAGACTTACAATACCTCTCTGAAGAGAATGATAGCGGGGAGAAAAGCCATTATATTAAAGGCGTCTTCATGCAAGGTAATTTGAAGAACAGAAATGGGAGAATGTATCCTATGGAAGTACTTCAAAAAGAGGTAGCGCGTTACCAAACTGAGTACATCGATCGTAAAAGAGCGTTTGGTGAGCTCGGACATCCATCAGGTCCAACAATAAACCTTGATCGTGTATCGCATATGATTACTGAGCTCAAACAAGATGGAAGTAATTTCATCGGCAAAGCGAAAATTATGGATACACCGATGGGTAATATCGTTAAAAACCTAATGAATGAAGGTGCCACTATCGGTGTATCCTCTCGCGGAATGGGATCCCTTAAGCCTAATAGAAACGGTATCGCAGAAGTTCAGAATGATTTTTATCTTGCTACAGCAGCAGATATTGTTGCTGATCCATCTGCCCCTGATGCATTTGTAGAAGGTATTATGGAGAATCGTGAGTGGATATGGGATAACGGTATTATTCGCGAAGCTACAATAAATGATTACAAAGATGAAATAAGCAACGCGTCAGCACAAGATCTCACCGCTACTAAGCTAAAGATCTTTGAGGACTTCCTCTCAAAATTGTAATATTATAAATAATAAAAGTAACAAATCTCAAAAAGGAGAAAAGTAATGTCTGATACAGAACTAGAGATGAGAGAAGACCTCACCAGCGACCAGTTGGACGAGTTCAAAGCATCTTATGGTGATCCATCAGAAGTGCCAGCCCCTACTGCTACAAAGGCTAAGGCACCTGGTAAGTCAAAAAGCGCGACTGATGATCCTAAAGATGCGCCTACCGCAGTAAAGCCTAAGGCTACTGAGGTTAAGGAAGCTTCTAAAATGAGCATGATTCAAGCAATGGTAGAAAGAATGAACACCATGAGAAAAGAAGACCTCATGAATTCTTTCGACAATATGCTTAACGCTCTAGAAACACAGGGTGCAATCAGTGAAGATGCTGACGACACTGTTGAGATTGTGAGAGCAGGACACAAAGTGTCTGCAGAAGATATAAATATCAGTGAAGATGTCGCTGCATTGTTTGCAGGTGACGATAGCCTTACTGAGGAATTTAAAGATAAAGCAGTTACTATTTTTGAAGCCGCTGTAGTTTCTAAAGTAAACGAGCAGCTTGAAAAATACGTTGTAGATATTGATTCAGAGATTGAAGCAGAAAAAGATAGACTAAAAGAAGAGACTGTTCGTCAACTAGACCAGTATCTTGACTATGTTGTCGAGGGCTGGATGGAAGACAATAAGCTTGCGGTAGAAGCTGGTATCAAGGCTGAAGTAACCGAGAGCTTTATTAACGGCTTGAAAGATTTGTTCGTCGAACATTACATCGAAATTCCAGACGATAAAGTAGATGTTGTCGAAGAACTAGCGTCACGCGCTGATGAACTTGAATCTCGTTTAAACGAAGAGATTGAGCGTAATGCTAACCTTAAAGCTGATATGGTCGAATTCAAGAAGGCTGAGCTTGTAGCTGAGGCTTCTGAATCTCTCACTGAAACACAGAAAGAAAAGTTTTATGTGTTAGCTGAGAGTGTCGATTTTATCGACGAGGACAAATATGTCCAGAAGCTTGAAACTCTGAAAGAAAGTTATTTTACCTCTATAAATGAAGCAACATCTGTAGAGAGTGATTTTGATGACGCGGAGCCATTAGATGAAGAGGTTGCACCTCAACGTCGAGTAGATCCGGAGATGTCGGCCTATGTCAGTACAATTTCAAGAACATTGAAAAAGTAATTATTATAAATAATAATATCAAAACCGTAAGGAGAGATAAACAATGCAATATGTATCTGAAGAACTAGTTCAAAAGTGGACGCCAGTTCTTGAGCACGCCGATCTTCCCGAGATTAAAGATGCTCATCGTAGATCTGTAACCGCCACCCTACTCGAAAATCAGGCTCGCTCATCACGTGAAGCAGCACAAGGCTCAGGTGGCTATTCAATGCCTTCTTTGCTCGGTGAGGCAGCACCTGCTAACGCAATGGGTGCTTCATCTTCTGTTGCAGGCGATGGCAGCGTAGATATCTTCGATCCAGTATTAATTTCGCTGGTTCGTCGTTCTATGCCTAACCTGATCGCTTATGACATCGCAGGCGTACAGCCAATGACTGGTCCTACTGGACTAATCTTTGCAATGCGCGCTCGCTACAGTGCTCAAGGTGGTGCTGAGGCTCTGTACAACGAAGCCGATACTGACTTCTCTAAGTCAGCCGCTGGTAACACTCTTTCTGGCTTTGCTAGAGATGAGTCACTTGTTGATGGCGTTACTACTGGTCAAACTGGTACTGATCCAACAGCTCGTGTATCAGCTAACGGCTACACAGTAGCAACTGGTATGTCAACAGCTCGCGCTGAAGCACTTGGCGATGCTGCTAATAACGGCTTCCAGCAAATGGCTTTCTCAATTGAGAAGGTTTCTGTAACAGCGGTTTCACGTGCTCTGAAAGCTGAGTACACAATGGAGCTTGCACAAGACCTTAAAGCAGTACACGGTCTTGACGCTGAGACAGAACTTTCTAACATCCTTTCTGCTGAGATCCTTTCAGAAATCAATAGAGAAGTTGTTCGTACAATTAACTACACAGCTACATCTGGTGCACAAGATAACACTGCAGTAGCTGGTACATTCAACCTTGACGTTGACTCAAACGGCCGTTGGTCAGTTGAGCGCTTTAAAGGTATGATCTTCCAGATCGAGCGTGAAGCTAACCAGATTGCTAAAGACACTCGTCGTGGTAAGGGTAACATCCTGATTTGTTCTTCAGATGTTGCTTCTGCACTTCAGATGGCTGGCGTTCTTGATTACACTCCTGCTCTGTCAGCTGCTCTTAACGTAGACGATACTGGTAACACATTCGCTGGTGTATTGAACGGTCGTATCAGAGTATACATCGATCCTTACTTCTCAAGCTCAGCTGGCAACCAGTACTTCACTGTAGGCTACAAAGGTTCTAGCGCATTTGACGCTGGTCTCTTCTACTGCCCATATGTTCCATTACAAATGGTTCGTGCGGTTGGCGAAGATACGTTCCAGCCTAAGATTGGCTTCAAGACTCGCTACGGCATGGTCGCGAACCCATTCGCTAAAGGCGGAGACGCTGGTAACGGCTCAATCGCATTTGCCGATAAGAACGTTTACTACAGACTGGTTGGTGTGTCTAACCTTATGTAATAAAAAGAACTGCTTAAGCAGTCTACTTAAAAGGGTCCTTAGGGGCCCTTTTTTTATGCCTAAATATAGATAGAGGTATAATATGAGCGCATTATCCAATCAACCTACGAATAAAAATATGTTATCCCCTAACGGGTTTAGGTTCGTTCTTAACAGGACCCCTAACATTAACTATTTTACGTATAGCGTACCGATTCCTACTCTAACACTCGGAGACTACGATATAACAACTCCGTTTGCAACGCTGCCGTACCCAGGCGACAAATTACGGTATGAGCCGCTATCTATTAGATTTAGGGTTGATGAGGATCTAAAGAACTACTTGGAAATACATAACTGGCTAGTGTCACTTGCATCACCTGAATCATTCGATCAATCAGCATATACAAGTAGATCTTCTTCTGCATTTAAAAATGGAGATATTTTCTCAGACGGTTCTTTGATAGTAATGACAAGTAATCAAAATCCTAATATACGTATAGACTTTAAAGATCTATTTCCCGTATCGCTAACTGAACTTACATTCGATGCATCTATTAGTGATATTCAGTATCTAGAAGCAACTGTAACCTTTAGATACTCAATATATAATATTGTAGAAATTTAGTTGTAATTACACGACAAGTATAATATAATTATGTTGTAATCTTTATAGGTGATGATATGCTTGTCGATGAAATAACAGAAATGTGGATAAAAGACGCTAAGATAGATGATGTAGAGTTAGATGTTGAGAGTCTTAAAGTACCTACCCTTCACGCCAAATATCTTAGAATACTTTATCAAGAAAAGCTTAAGCTTAAAAGCTATCTTATCAAGAGAAAGACGTTGTCTCGTGTGTTAGGCGAGTACTATAGAGGAGACCTTAACAGTCCAGAGGACTTACGAGAGATCCAGAGAGAACCATGGAGCCGCACGGTTCTCAAGCAAGACCTAAGTAGTTATGTAGATAGTGATAAAGATATGATTAAACTTCTAACCAAGATATCATATCAAGAGGAAGTTGTTTCGTTATTAGAAGATATAATAAAAAATATTAATAACAGAGGTTTCCAGATAAAAAATAGTATTGACTGGCGTAAACTTACAAACTTCGGTTTATAGAGAATTGATTACATTATCCAAAGTGAATGAGGCATATATTAAAATAGACTGCTCTGGTGGTATAAGACAGGAGTTGAATGAATTCTTCTCGTTTTATGCTCCGGGGTATAAGTTTATGCCGCTCTATAGAAACAGAATGTGGGATGGTAAGATACGTCTTTTCAATAAAAACTCTACAATGTATCTCGGTCTATTACCATACATTACATCCTTCTGTAAAGACAGAGACTACGATATAGAGATATCAGAAGATCTTGAATACGCTAACGAATGCTCCATACAAGAAGTTTCTGATTTTGCTAAATCAATTAACCTTTCTCTAACTCCAAGAGACTACCAATTAGAAGCAGTAGCGCACTGTGTTAGATCAGATCGCGCAATGGTGCTGTCTCCAACAGCATCCGGTAAATCTCTAATCATCTATCTCCTTACTCAGCTTTATAAAGAGCATAAAACTCTTGTTGTTGTACCTACAGTATCTCTAGTACAACAGATGGCTGGTGATTTCAAATCATATGGTTACGACGAAGAGTGCAAGCTTATTACAGCAGGTGTCGATAAAGAAAATATACAAGAAAATATTGTTGTAACTACATGGCAATCAGTTTACAAGATGCCTAAGAAATGGTTTGATCAGTTTGGTGTTGTGATTGGAGACGAAGCTCATTTATTTAAAGCTAAATCCCTGACCGAGATAATGACAAAGCTTACAGACTGCAAATATCGTTTTGGCTTTACGGGTACTCTAGATGGAACCGAGACACATAAATTGGTTCTGGAAGGACTATTCGGTCAAGTTAAGTCTTTTGTTAAGACGAAAGATCTGATAGATGCTGGTACAGTAGCAGATCTTAAAATTAAAATATTGGTGTTAAAGTATTCAGAAGAAATATGTAAAGTATGCCATAAACTTAAATTTCAAGACGAAATGGATTTCATCGTCCGAAATGAAAAAAGAAATAAATTTATTAATAACTTAGTACAGTCGCTCAATGGAAATACACTTGTATTGTTTCAATACGTTGAAAAACATGGCAAGGACCTCTATACTCTAATAAACAGTAAAGCAGATAAGAAGAGAAAGGTATTTTTTGTCTTCGGGGGAACCGATGCAGAAACAAGGGAGAGCGTTCGATCAATCACAGAGAAAGAATCGAACGCTATCATCATAGCATCGTATGGTACATTTAGTACAGGAATCAACATTAAAAGTCTTCATAATGTTATTTTTGCATCTCCATCTAAATCGAGAATACGTAACTTGCAGTCTATCGGCCGCGGTTTGAGAAAGTCAGATACAAAAGAAGCCTGTGTACTGTATGATATTGCAGATAACTTGCAGTATAAAAAGAATATAAATTATACCCTGAAACATTTGTATGAGAGAGTTAAAATTTATAACGAAGAGCAGTTCGACTATAAAATTTATAAGATCAACCTGGAGTAGCAAATGGAAGAAGGTATCAAAATATTAAAGCTGATTACCGGTGAAACTGTAATGGCAGATATTAAGTTAGACAAGCTAAAGAAACACGCTACTTTACGTCAACCTCTAGTATTTACAACACAATATAATTCTTCTGGTACCGTATCGATGGTAGCTACAAAATGGATAGAAAGTAATCACCTTTCTCACCGAATTAAAACATATCATATTGTTGCTGCGGTCGTACCAACGGAGATGATGGAGCAACTGTATATAGAGAGTGTGGAGGAAATGGAAGCTAGTGATAGCAATCCGTTACCTGAAGATGATTCTGATAAGATGGATAGAATGTTAGATTATCTTAGCTCTTATGTAGACGAAGACGTAGAAGAAGAAGATAACATCATACATTAGTTGACTTTATTACTATAGTATATTATAATATTTTTATTTGTGAGTTTATTATGACTGAAGTAAAGAAAAGAGCAAAGAATCAATATGTTAACAATAAGGATTTTCTAGCTGCCTTAATAACGTATCGAGATGCGGTGCGTGAAGCCTCGGAAAAGGACGAGCCAAGACCCCAAGTTCCCAACTATGTTGGGGAATGCGTAATGAAGATTGCCACGCACCTGGCCCGTAAGCCGAACTTCGTCAACTATACCTTCAAAGACGAGATGATCTCAGATGGTATAGAAAATTGTCTGCAGTATATCGATAATTTTAATCCTGATAAATCTAATAACCCGTTTGCTTATTTTACTCAAATCATCTGGTTTGCATTCCTTCGTCGTATTCAAAAAGAAAAGAGAGTACTCTACACTAAGTACAAGCTTACTGAGCAAGTAAACTTGATGAACCTAGTTTCTGATACGCAAGAGCATGACAGCGGCTCGAACTTTAATGATAATATCAAAATGAGCGAGTGGTCTGAAGAGTATATGAATAATTTTATTAGAGACTTTGAGGAAAACAAACGTAAAAAAATTAAGAAGCGTGAGACTAAATCATAATGAAGCTTGCATTGATTACGGACCTCCACTTTGGTGTGAGGAACGATAATTCTGCGTTCGCAGACCATCAAGAAAAATTCTACTCTAATATCTTTTTTCCATATCTAAAAGAGCATAACATTAATACTGTTATTGATCTAGGAGATACTTTTGATAGAAGAAAATACATAAACTTTGTATCGTTAGATAGAGCTAAGAAAATGTTCTTTGATCCTATAAAGGACAGCAATCTTCAACTACATACGCTAGTTGGCAATCATGATTCATTCTATAGAAATACGCTCGAAATTAATTCAATGAATCTGCTAGCAGAGCACTACGAGACAATTCGTATCTATGAAGAACCTGAAGTAATTGAATTTGATGATCTTAAAATTGTAATGGTTCCCTGGATATGCGCAGCTAATCAAGACGAGGTATTTGAGCTTTGCAGTACTACAGACGCGCCGGTAATGTTTGGGCATCTTGAGCTATCAGGTTATCAAATGTATAAGGGTCAGGCTATTCATCATGGAATGGCAGACGACTGGTTGAAGAGATTTGATATTGTATGTACAGGGCATTATCATACTAAATCTACGACGGGTAATGTAAACTATCTCGGATGTCCATATGAAATGACATGGTCAGATTTTGATGACCCGAAGGGGTTCCATATATTTGATACTGAGACTAGAGAGCTTGAGTTTATACAAAATCCGTATAGAATGTTTTATAAGGTTAATTATAATGATCAAGATAAAAGTATGGAGCAGGTAGTAAATCAAGACTTTGAATCATTAAAAGGTACTCATGTCAAAGTAATCGTAACAGAAAAAACTAATCCTTACTGGTTTGATTTGTTTATCGAAAAGCTTGAAAAAGCGGGTCCAATACACGTACAAGTTGTTGAGGATCATTTAAATCTTGACCTCGAAACAGATGATGATATAGTTAATGAAGCCGAAGATACTATGACAATATTGCACAAGTATATTGATGCAATAGATGCTAGTGTTAATAAAGGTAAACTTGAATCTACAATAAAAGAGCTTTATGCAGAAGCTCTATCAGTGAGCTAATAGATGATTAATTTTCAGTATCTTCGATGGAAAAATTTTCTAAGCACCGGCAATGTGTTTACAGAAATAAAACTTGATGATAAAAAGACAAGTCTTATTATTGGTGAAAACGGAGCTGGTAAATCTACTATACTAGACGCTCTTTCATTTTCGCTGTATGGTAAACCTTTTCGAAAAATTAATAAAAAGCAACTTGTTAATTCAATCAACGGCAAAGAGGCCCAAGTAGAAGTAGAGTTTACTATAGGAAAACATAGTTATAAGATTGCTCGTAATATAAACAAATACGGCACTTCTAAGTTTGAAGTATACAGAGACGGTGATCTTATTAACCAAGACGCAGCTGCTAAAGACTATCAAGAAATGCTTGAAAGAAATATTCTCAAGCTTAATCATAAGTCATTCAGTCAGATTGTCGTACTAGGCAGCAGTACATTCGTACCGTTTATGCAGCTACCCTCTCAACATCGACGAGAGGTAATTGAAGACCTGCTTGATATAGAGATATTCTCCACGATGAATACTCTTCTAAAAGAAAAAGTCTCTGCAAATAAAAATAATCTTATTGAGATCGACTATAAAATTAATCTTGTAGAACAAAAAATAGAAATGCAAGAACAGCATATTAACGAGCTTAAAAGCAACACAGAAAAGAGGATTAACGATAGTAAGATTAAGATTGCTAAAGCAGAAAACGAGAAAAAAATTCACCTCGAGGCAATTAGCGCTGTTCAGGCAAAAGGCGATAAGCTGCAAGATAACAAGAATGATATTGAATCTGTGAAAGCAAAGAAGAAAAAGCTAGAGCAGTTTGATTATAAACTACAAGATAAAATATTAAAACTTGAGCAAGAGATAGAGTTCTATCGCGATCATGATGATTGTCCAACCTGTAAGCAAAACATTGATAGTGAGTTTAAATGTGATATAGTTGATAAGAGACAGGAATGTCTTACAGAAACTAATAATGGGTTCACTAAGCTAAAAGAAGAATATGCAAAGATTGATATGCAACTACAGCAGATTCAAGCAACCCAGCAAGCAATATCTGAATTACAGCAAGAGATATCAAACCACCATTCGCAGATTAATGCTCTATCTACTCTTATTAACTCAATTAATGAAGATATCGAGAATATTAATACAGAGCATAAAACAGATAATAGTAAGAAAGATGCGCTAAAAGATCTTCAGCAAGAACTTAAAGATCTTCACACTGATAAAGAATCGTTCACAGAAGAAAAAGGTGTGCTCGACGTAGCATCTCTAATACTAAAAGATACAGGTATTAAAACTAGAATTATAAGACAGTATGTACCTGTAATGAACAAACTTATTAGTAAATATCTAGCAGCTATGGACTTCTTTGTACAGTTCGAGCTCGACGAGAACTTTAATGAAACTATTAAGTCTAGGTTTAGAGACGAGTTTAGCTATGAATCGTTCTCTGAGGGTGAGAAGATGCGAATCGATCTCGCCTTATTGTTCACCTGGCGTACGATAGCAAAATTACGTAACAGCGTAAGTACGAATCTTCTTATTATGGATGAGGTCTTTGATTCATCTTTAGATAGCACAGGTACAGATGAATTTATGAAGATACTAAACGAGTTGACTTCTGATGCTAATGTCTTTATTATATCACATAAAGGCGATCAATTAATGGATAAATTCCAGAACACTATTCGTTTTGAAAAGGTGAAGAATTTCAGTAGGATAGCAGCATGACAGAATCTTCAACAAAAACACTATTTGGATTCCCGGTATGGAAGTCTAAAATTGAACCGTTATCGTATAACAAAAATATTATTACAAATGTAATAAACGATAACTATACAAAACAGCCATATCGCAATAAATGGAAAGCACCTAGTGAAAGTAAAGATGAATATCTTATACATCATTCTTATGATGATCATTATAATGAGAACCAATCAGAACCAGACTTCTCGTCATTAATAGACGTATACTGCAAAAAAATACATCAGTTTATGAATGAAACAGGCTTATGCGGCGAGTTTGCTTTTAAAATAGTTAACTATACGGTTATTAACCAGGGTCAGTGTATGCCCAAACATCATCATCTAAATTTACAAGATGATATCGCGTTTGCCGCAACTCATTATTTAAGCTTTGATAAAAATGACCACTCTTCACTTCGTTTTCATAACGACACTTATTTAAATATGATGCTTAGTACCTCTAGACTAAATGCTTTGGTAGAACATCAAAACTCAGTGTTCGGTTATTTAAATAATACCTATACCCTTGATATTGAAGAGGATGATCTAGTTATTTTCCCAAGCTGCCTTATGCATAGTGTACCGTTGATATCTGAAACAACAAGCAAAAAAAATAGAATATGCGTGGCATTAAACATACAAATGGCAAGAACACAAGAACTAATATGATATACAATCTTCTTAATACAGATCATTCATTATTAAAGTACGAATGCACTTCTTTTGACTTTAACAATCCAGAGATTGACCCTCAAGAGTTTGCAGATAATCTAAAAGAGTCTATGATTGAACATATAGGTGTTGGATTATCTGCTTGTCAGGTAGGATTTCCATGGAGAGTGTTTGCTGTAGGAGATCCGAACGATCCTGATAACATTGTTGTAATGTTTAATCCTCGTATTGTTGATACATCAGAGCAAATGGTCTTAATGGAAGAGGGGTGCTTATCGTATCCAGGTGTCTTTATAAAAATAAAACGTCCAGAGCAAATAAGAATTCGTTTTTCAGATACCGCTGGTAACACTACAACGCGTGTATATGATGGTATTCCAGCTAGAGTTATTCAGCATGAGTATGATCATATGGATGGTATTACATTCCATTCCAGAGCATCCAGTTTCCATCTCGATCAAGCTAAGCGTCAGAAAAAAAAGCTTGATAAAATAAGAAAAAGAAACTATAATAAAGCTAAGTAAGGTTAGTAGTGCCCTTCCACTACTATAATCAAACTAGGAGACTAAAATGTCTGATACTACCTCTAAGGAATACTATTATTCCGAAATCTTTGACTCTATTCAAGGCGAAGGCCAATACACTGGTGTTCCTACCGCTTGGTTAAGATTCTTCTTATGTAATTTACAATGTAATGGGTTCGGTCAAGAAGATCCGACTAATCCTGATACCTATATCTTACCGTATGAAGACTTTGATACCAGTCGTATTAAAACTGTAGAAGAGCTTCCCGTATGGGAGTATGGATGTGATTCTTCATATTCATGGTCAAAGAAATATAAGCACCTTCAACATAAGGCAACACCAGCTGTTATTGCTCAGCGAATTCGAGATGAATTTACTAATGAGTTTAACGGTGGGAAATGGCAAGATCGACATATGTGCTTTACTGGAGGAGAGCCTCTGATGAAGCATGCGCAAGAATGCGTTGTAGCAATAATGAGACACTGGGTTGAAGAAGGTGATTATCCTAAATCTGTAACGTTCGAGACCAATGGTACTCAACCACTTACTGACGAGTTTATCGAGTTCTTTAAACAATATGATGGTGAACTATTCTTCTCTGTAAGTCCAAAACTATGGACGGTAGCAGGTGAGAAGTCTAAGCGCGCTATATTACCTGAAGTTATTGCACAGTATAATAACAGCTTTTCTATATTAGATAGTAATGTATTCTCTTACGGTCAACTTAAATTTGTGGTTGGTCCTAAGGAAGAGCAATGGGAAGAGATGGAGCAGGTAATATCTCTTCTTAGAGAGCAGCATGTAGATTGGCCTATATGGATCATGCCTGTGGGCGCTACTGTCGAAGGTCAAAAGCTTGTTGATGGTGATGTGGCTAAGATGGCTTATCAGAGAGGCTATAATGTATCAGCCAGAGTACATACGTATCTCTGGGGCAACGTGGTAGGAGTATAATATGAAACTAAAGTGTACAAAATCGTATTACAATTTACCTGTTGCGCATATGCAATGGTTTGATACAGATGAATCGGGTTACGACTTCTCCGGTCCATGTGCTAAGTGGCACGGTTATGATCGCTCTGTTCACTTTGAATTTGCAGGTGAAGTAGATGAGTATGGATGGATCGTTGGCTTTGGCGACTTAAAACCTCTTAAAGACTTTCTAGAGTACTACTTCGATCATACAGCGCTGGCTTCAGCTGATGATCCTAGGCTAGAAAAGATTTACAATGCACATGTAGATGGACTTGTAGATCTTAGGGTACTACCATATGGTGTATCGATGGAGATGAGCTCTGTGTTTATATGGGAGCAAGTTAATCCATGGATATACGAAATCACAAATGGTCGCTCTTACGTATCAAGAGTAGAATGTCGTGAGCATGAAAAGAACTCAGCGTTTATTGAAATAGACGAGTCTGTAGCCCGCAAGCAAGCTGAGACGGCTGAGAAGAAACTAGTCAAATTTGCAAACTGGAATGAATTCGTACCTCCTCGTGAAATACTCAAAAAGTATATGAAGTAAGGCTCGAATTTATATTTTTTATATATACCGGTATCGATGGATACCATCCGTCGAATTTCCGTAACTATCCCACAAGGAGAAAAAAATGACTCTTAAGAAGAGAGAAATCGGACTGGCTGTAGTACAGGGTGTTATATTACCTGCTGCAATCATGTTTACGATTATTGCATTACCGTTTGTTGTGTAAGTAACAGTTGAATCTGCTATGACGGTATTATATAATTATTATAACTTATAATAGTAAAGGTATATTATGATTTCAGATGTGATTAAAAAGCGTATTGTAGATGCTAATGCTCGTTATTGGGCTGGTGATAATATCTCTGAGTTTATCTATGATGAGCTTGAGAGAGAAGATCTCATAGATGAGGTAACAGAAAGGTTCGAAGATGTAATAGACTCATTGCTTATTGATAGACACGGTGACCCTAACTCACAAGGTACTGGTCGTCGTCTAGCTAAAATGTATATCAATGAGATTATGTCAGGTAGATATAACCCTAGACCTGTAGCTACTGCATTTCCTAATGATAGTGAGGAACGTTATAGTGGAATGCTTGTAGTACGTTCAGAACTTAAATCTATGTGTTCTCATCATCACCAGCCTGTAACTGGTATTGCCTATATCGGTATTATACCTGGCGACAAGGTTATCGGTCTTTCCAAGTATACTCGTATCGCTCAATGGTGTGCTCGCCGAGGCACGCTGCAGGAGGAGCTTTGTAACGATATTGCTCGTGAGATTAGAGCAGCTACAGATAGTAATAACGTAGCTGTGTATATTCAGGCGACTCATGGCTGTTGTGAGAATAGAGGCATTGGAGCTCATAGTTCATTAACTCAGACTACTGTGTTAAATGGTGAGTTCAATAATGCCGATGTGAAGAAAGAGTTTTTTGATAATGTTAAACTGCAGCAGGAATTTGCCCCGCGATGAGAATAGCTCACGAAGCGCCTCTTTGTATTATTAAAAAAGTACAAAAGGCAACTGATTATGATTACGCTCTTGTACATCTATTT